GTGCACATCTACTGCCTGGGCGAGACCAGGAGCCACAAGAGCAACGAAATCGGCGTCGAGATGTTCTGCGGGCGTCAGTTCTTCACCGTGACCGGCCGGCAGTACCCGGACACGGTGGACGACGTGACCGCGATCGCTCCGGTGGTGCTCGAGCGGCTGCACCAGGTCATCGACGCGGCCCGCTCCAGGCCAAGCCCATCGCGGTCAGCGTCGACCGAGCGGCAGCCTGCGAAGGGGGGGAACGGTCCGGCCGACCGAGACCGGATCGAAAGCGCGCTGGCCTGCGTGAGTGCGGACCTCGGCTACAACGACTGGCTCGCGGTCGGCATGGCCCTCTACGACGCGCTGGGCGATGCCGTGGGCTTCCAGGTGTGGGACTACTGGAGCAGCAAGGGCGCGAAGTACAGCGGCAGCGCGGCGCTCGCGGGGCACTGGAAGAGCTTCGGCAACCGGGCGCCGGGCAGCGATGCGGTGATCTTCCGGCTGGCGACGAACGCTGGATGGCGTCCTCCGAAGGCGCTTGCGCGCCCTCCCGAGCCCTCCACCGGGAGCGGAGCCTCGGGTAGTGGGGAATCGGTCCAGGAGCAGCCCCAGGACGCGCAGGACGGCCCGGATTGGGACGAGGGGGCTGAGGACTTCCGCCGGGACGGGCGGGACAAGATCATGCCAAGCCTCTACAACACGCTGCACGTCCTGGAGCGCGACCCGCTCTGGCGCGGCGTTCTGGGGTTCAACCAGTTCTCCTACCGCATCACCAAGCGCAAGCCCATGCCCGGCCATCCTGGCGGGCAGGGCGAGTGGGCCGACATCGACGATGTGCGCCTGCAGGTGTACCTCACCAAGACCTACGGGTTCGAGCCGAAGAAGCCGACCGTAATGGACGCGGTTCTCCATGCGGCCTATGAGGCGCCCTACCACCCGGTCCGCGAGTACCTCGAGGCCCTGCGCTGGGATGGCGTGTCGCGCCTGCACCGGCTGCTGGCCGACTATTGGGGGGCCGCTTCTACCCCTTCCGCGGCTGCGCTCCGGCGTGAAGACGCGTGGGCGGCGGCGCGCATGGAGCGATACCTCGAGCTGGCTGGCCAGAAGTGGCTCGTCGGCGCTGTGGCGCGCATCTTCAAGCCGGGATGCAAGCTCGACACCATGCTCGTGTTCGAGGGTGGCCAGGGAGACTACAAGTCGACCTCGATCAAGGTGCTGTTCGGGGAGGACTGGTTCGCCGACTCCAAGCTGAAGATCGGCGACAAGGACGCGCTCGCCAACATGCAGGGCAAGTGGGCCTACGAGATGGCCGAGATGGACGCCCATCGCAAGGCCGACGATACCGAGTTCAAGCAGTTCATCACCTCGCCGGTGGACCGGGTGCGCTGGCACTACGGCAAGCGGGCCGAGGACGTTCCGCGGCAGTCGATCTTCGTCGGCACGACCAACATGCACCAGTACGGCAAGGACGAGACCGGCATGCGCCGGATCTGGCCGGTCGAGGTCGGGCTGGTGGACCTGCGCCGCATCGCCGCCGACCGCGACCAGCTCTGGGCGGAAGCGGTTGTCCTGTTCCGCCAGTCGGCGACTTGGTGGGTCGACAAGCAGGTGCAGGCCTTCAGCGCGGAGGACTACCCGGAGCTTGGCCCGCCGGGCGAGGGCGAGCGGCTTGTCTGGTCGGAGTGGGAGCTGTTCGACGAGCAGGGCGAGTCCCGGCAGAACGTCGACGCCTGGGAGACGCCGATCCTCGAATGGATCGAGAAGAACAACGGGCTGCCGTTCTTCACCACCGCCGAGATCATGGGCGACGCGCTCGAGCTGGAGCGATCCAGGTGGACGCCACCGGAGCAGAAGCGGGTTGCTGCCATCCTGCGCCGCCTGGGCTACCGATCGAAGAAGTGCGGGACCAAGTACAAGCGCGTCAACGGCTGGGTGCGGGACGCCGAGACCACGCCTGCGCCGCGTGTGGAGGTCGACGATGTGCCGTTCTGACCTCGCGCAAAACCCTGCCGGACACCGGAAGCCCGCGCCATTCCTTGCGGTGTCCGGCACCCGGTTTCTGCCGGACACCATGCCGGACACCGGAAAGCGAGCATTGGCGCGGGTTTCTGTCAAGGTGTCCGGGTGTCCGGCTGAAATCATCGGCTCCTCACGCATGCGCACACACGCACGCGCGCCCGCGCGCACACATGAACACACACACATTTCTAATGGACACCCGGACACCTTCAATACTGGTGCGGCTTTCCGGTGTCCGGTGCCTAAGTTTGAGGCAGACACAAGCGGACACCTTGAGGGAGAGCCGGACACCATGACGGAAGCGACCAGGAACAAGCCGATGCGTGCGGCCATGCCGACCGTGGCTGCCTTCATCGACGCAATGCGCGTGGCGTTCGGCGCCGAGACCATCGACCGGGCCATGCGCGATGGCATGGCTGGCCTGCCGACCTTCTACGCAGCCGAGGGCGGCAAGACCATCGGCACGCCCGCCACCATGCCCGACCCTGCGCGCTGCGTGTCGGTGGGCGTGGTGCAGTTGGCCAAGGGGAGCCGGCCATGCGCCTGAGCGTCAACGTCAACGGGGCCGAGGTCGGCGCCGTGCTGAAGGCGATCACGCGCCAGGCCAAGTTCGCGGCCGTGGTCGCGCTGACCCGCACCGCAGGGGATGTGCGCGACAAGACGCCGGGATACCTTGAGCAGACGCTGGACCGGCCCACGCCGTTCACCCGGCGCGGGGCTTTCGTGCGCCGGGCGACGCTGGCCGATCCGACCGCGGTCGTCGGGATCNAGGACCGCCAGGCCGCCTACCTGCGCTACCAGGAGGAGGGCGGCAGCCGCCGGCCGGCGCGCCGCGTGATCGTGCTGCCGTCGGACATCCGCCGCGACCAGTACGGCAGCATCCCGCGGCTGCAGCTGCGGCGCCTGTACGAAGCCGCCAAGGCGAACAAGCGCGCTACCGCTGCCATCCGCCGCCGCCTGGGTGTCAGCCGCAAGGTCGACCTGTTCGTGGGCGAGCCGGGCAACGGATTCCCGCCGGGCATCTACAAGCGCGTCACCGGCGGCCTGGTGCCGATCGTGGTGTTCCGCGACGAGCCGGTGCGCTACCGGCCGAGGATGCAGTGGAAGCGCTGGGCGGCTGGCGTGGCCACGGCGGCCATCGGCGGGCACTTCGAGCGGGCGATGGCCGAAGCTCTCGGGGGTGCGCGATGAGCAGGATGGGGTGGGGTCGCGGGTCCTTCCTGGGCTTAAGCCGGGCGGGTCATTGCGGCCGCGAAGTTCCGCTAGTGGCAGCGCCTGGGGTTGGTTGTCAGCAGGGTTTCCAAAGATGACGCGCGTGCCTGTGACCCAGTGGGCCGCGTCTCTCGGGATGAGCCGGCAGGCCGGTTACAAGGCGATCCGCCGCTGCAGCATCGACGTGGTCGACGGCTGTGTGGACCCGGACATAGCCACCGTGCTGTACCGCCGCGGCACCCGACCGCGCGCCAACCAGAAGCGGGCGCAGCAAGAGGTGTCCAGGCTCGCCCATGACGTGGCGCCGGTGGCCGTCGTCGCCGTCTCCTACGACGAAGCGCGCCGGCGCCGGGAAGCGGCCGAGGCCTCGATGGCCGAGCTGAAGGAGGCCGAGCTGCGCGGTGAGCTGGTGCGTCGGGCTGCAGTCGAGCGCGAGATGGCGTCGCGCCTGGTGGCGTTGCGCGAAACGCTGGAAGCTCTGGCGGATCGACTTTCTGCCCTGGTCGCCGCGGAGTCGGACGCCCAGGCCTGCCGTCGGCTTCTACGCGACGAACACCGCAACGCACTTGCGGCATTCTCAGCCGCCGGAAATCTGAACGAAGAAGAGGAGGTCGCCAATGGGGGCTCCTGAGCGCGACCTGGTCGCCCAGCTGTTTGCGCGATACCTGACGCCGCGTCAGTCGCTGGCGGTCGACGAGTGGGCCGATCGGTTTCGAGTGCTGGCCTCTGAGACATCGGCCGAGCCCGGGCCGTGGCGCACCGATCGCACGCCGTACCTGCGCCAGATCATGCGCGACCTGTCGGACGATTCTCCGCACGAAGAGGTCGTGCTGATGTTCGGCACGCAGCTCGGGAAGTCTGAGTCTGGCCTCAACTGGCTGGGCTACTGCATCGACCACGATCCGGGTCCGATGCTGCTGGTGCTGCCGACCGTAGACATCGCCAAGCGCTTCTCGAAGCAGCGGCTGGCCCCCATGGTTCGCGACACACCGGCGCTGCGCGCACGGATCCGCGAGTCGCGCTCGCGCGACAGTGGCAACACCACGATGGTCAAGGAGTTCCCTGGCGGGATCCTGGTAGTCAGCGGCGCCAACAGTGCGGCCGGTCTGGCCTCGATGCCCTCGCGCGTGCTGTACGCCGATGAGATCGACGACTATCCGGACGACGTCGACGGGCAGGGTGAGCCGCTGGGGCTGGCCACCGCGCGCCAGGACACGTTCGCGCGCCGCCGGCGGCTGTTGTCGTCCAGTCCGAAACGCCCGCCCGGCTTCTCGCCGATCGAGCGGCGATTCGAGGCTGGCACCCGCATGCGCTACTGGGTGCCGTGCCCGCATTGCGCCGAGCACCAGGTGCTAGATTGGGGCGGCCCGGAGGTGGGGCATGGCATCAAGTGGGTTGGCGAAGACCCATCTACGGTCTACTACGTGTGTCGGCACTGCGGTGGCGTGATCTCGGAGCATCACAAGCCGGCGATGCTGGCCGCCGGCCAATGGCGAGCGGAGCGTCCGGATGCGCCCGTTCGCAGTTACCACCTGTCCAGCCTTTACTCGCCGCTTGGCTGGCTGTCGTGGGCGACGATCGTAAAGGAGTTCATCGCGGCGCGCGCGGCGCTGACCGATGGCCAGACGGCCACGATGAAGACCTGGTTCAACACGAGGCTGGCCCGCACCTGGAACGAGCCGGGCGCCCGGTTGGCGGTGCATGCGCTGCAGGAGCGCGCGCGACGGGATGACGCGCACCAGCTGCGCCAGGTGCCGGCGCCTCTTCTGGCTCTGACGGCCGGCGTTGACGTTCAGGACAACCGCCTCGAGGTCAGCGTTTGGGGCTGGGGGCCGGGCGATGAATGCGGCCTGGTCGACCATGTCGTGCTGCCGGGAGACCCCGCGCAGCAGGAGCTCTGGATTCGTCTCGACACCTACCTGCAGACTAGGTTCGCGCCCGCGACCGGCGGCACGCTCGGCATCGAAGCGGTTACGATCGACACCGGCGGCCACTTCACGCACCAGGTGTATGCCTACGTGCGCGACCGTTCTCCGGGTCGCCGACTCGAGCTTGGCGGGCAGGCATGGGTGCAGCGCTTCTTTGCGGGCAAGGGCGCGGATCGACCGGGAATGCCGGTCAAAGGAAAAGGGTCGCCGGTCGACGTCAACTACCGCGGCCGGATCCTCCAACGTGGCGTGATGCTCTGGCTGATCGGGACCAACTCGGCCAAGGACTGGCTTTACTCCAGGCTGAGCCAGTCTCGAATCGGCCCAGGTTACGTGCACATCCCGTCCGACATCAGCGCCGAGTGGTGCGAGCAGATGACCGTCGAGTCGCGTGTTCAGGCACGTACCGCGCGCGGCGTGCGCATGGTCTGGGCGTGCCCGCATGGCAAGCGCAATGAGGCATGGGACTGTGCGGTCTATGCGCTGTTCGGCGCCCATGCGCTGGGCCTGGACCGATACACCGCGCCCATGTGGCAGCGCTTGGCCGAGCGGATTGCGCCGTCGCAAGGCAGTCTGCTCGATGCTTCCATGCCCATACAGCCTGACGAAGCCGCGCCGTCGGTCCCAGAAGCGGCGCGCAACGTAACAGCGCCGCGCGCCGCGTCGCTGGCCGACACCAAGCGCGCCGCCCGCGACTGGTAAGCCGCATGACCAATCGCCACCAGCTGTCCGAGGTCTTCGCCGACGAGGACGTGGTCGACCGGATCTTCGACTACGTGCGCGGGATGCTGCCGCCCGATCTCGACGCGGCCGAGATCGATCAGATGAAGCGCGAGGTGCGCCGCGAGCTGGGCGGCGCAGAGTGGTACATCCGGCAGCCCGTCCATCCGCGCGACGAGGCCCGCGCGCGCGCCCAGGCGGTGCTCGCGCTGTTCAATGGCCAGAACGCGACCGAGGTCGCCCGTGTGCTTGGCATCGGCCGGGCCACCGTCTACCGGATCATCAAGCAGGCGCACTCGACGCGGCGCAAATAGTCTCACCGGTTCCTAACGGGTGAGACAACTCGGGCGGCATCCTGCCGCCATGAGTACAGCCGAAGCAACCATCGAACGCCGCGACATCGCGCTGCAGCAGCGCGTTGCGACGATCGTGCCGCAGACGTTCAACGATGCGGACAACACGGTCGAGGTCGTCTGGACCGCCGGCGCTCGCCGCCGCGCCTACGACTTCTGGTCCGACACGGTCTACGACGAAGAGCTCGCCGTCGACGCTGAGTCGGTGGACATGAGCCGATTCGAGGCCGGGGTCGTCCAGGTGCTGGACTCGCACCGGGTCTACGGCGGCGTGGACGCGATCCTCGGGGTAGCCGAGCGCGCCTGGATCGAAGACGGCCAGGGCCGCGCGGTTCTGCGACTGTCGCAGCGCGACGAGGTCGCCGGTCTGGTAGCCGACATCAAGGCCGGGATCATCCGCGCCATCAGCTTCGGCTACTCGGTGCAGCGCTACGAGATCACCCGGCCGCAAGACCGCACCGACGGCGGCACCGTGCCGCTGTACCGCGCCACGCGCTGGACCCCGCAGGAAATCTCCTTCGTCACCGTGCCGGCCGATCCCCAGGCCTCGACGCGGTCTCAACAAGACACTGGCGGGCGCCGCGAAGCGATGCCCTGCGAGTTCGTTCGGGCAGCCGCCCACCACACCATGGAGCCTTCGATGCCCCAAGACCTGAACGCCGGCGGCGCCCCGATCGACGCCGACCGCACCGCCGCCGACGCGGAGATCCAGCAGCGTGCCGAGCAGGCCGCCCAGCAGGCCGCAGACCTGGCGGCCGACATCACCGAGCTGTGCGCCCGCCACGGCGTGCCCGCCCTGGCCGCCGGCCTGATCCGCTCCGGCTCCCGCATCGAAGCAGCGCGCGCCGCGGTTCTCAACGAGCTGGCGGTGCGTGACGCGGCCTCCGGCGGCCACGTGACCGCCACCCGCGTGACCATCGTGCGCGACGAGACCGAGACCCGCATGCGCGGCATCGAGGAGGCGCTGCTCAGCCGCGTCGACTCGCGCCATCAGCTCAGCGACAACGGCCGCCAGTGGCGCGGCATGTCGCTGCTGGAGATCGGGCGCGACATGCTGGAGCACGCCGGCGTGAACACCCGCGGCATGGACCGCATGCAGCTTGCGGCCCGCATGCTGAACTTCCGCAGCGGCGGCATGCACGGCACCGCCGACTTTGCCAACCTGCTGGCCAACGTCGCCGGCAAGCGGTTGCGCGCGGGCTACGACGAGAACCCGGGCACCTACACCCGCTGGGCCCGCCGCGCACCGAACGCGCCGGACTTCAAAAACGTCACCGTGGTGCAGCTCTCGGCGATGCCCGACCTGCTTCAGGTCAACGAGCATGGCGAGTTCAAGTACGGCAGCGCCACCGACGGCAAGGAGACCTACGCGCTGACCACGTTCGGCCGGATCGTCTCGCTGACCCGCCAGGCAATCATCAACGACGACCTGCGCGCCTTCGACCGCGTGGTCGCCGGGTTCGGCTCGGCTGCCGCCCGTCTGGAGAACCGCACGGTATACGCGCAGCTGACCGCAAACGGCAACCTGTCGGACAACCTGGCCCTCTTCGAGGCCGGCACGCACAAGAACCTCGGCACGGGCACCGGCTCTGCGCTGCAGGCCAGCTCGCTGGCGGCCGCGCGCACCGCGATGCGGCTGCAGAAGGGCCTGGCCGGCGAGGAGCTTAACCTCGCGCCCGCCTTCCTGATCGTGCCCGCCACGCTGGAGCAGACCGCCTACCAGCTGACCTCGAGCAGTTACGTGCCGGCCAAGCCGGGCGACGTCAACGAGTTCCGCGCCGGCGGCCGAACCGCGGTCGAGCCGATCATCGAGCCGATCCTGGATGCGGCTTCGACCACCGCCTGGTACGCCGCGGCGGCCAGCGCGCAGGTCGACACCGTCGAGTACTGCTACCTCGACGGCGCCGAGGGTCCGGTGATCGACACCGAGATGGGCTTCGAGACCGACGGCGTGTCGTTCCGCTGCCGCCTCGACTTTGCCGCCAAGGCCCTGGACTACCGGGGCCTCTACAAGGCCAACGGCGCCTGACCCTGTCACCCGGCCGGTCGCCCGGCCGGGGGCTGAACACACGGAAGGAAACGCGAGATGCGGAACTACGTTCAAAAAGGCGACACGATCACCCTGGCGGCGCCCTACGAAGTCGCCAGCGGTGCCGGCCTGCTGGTCGGCTCGATCTTCGGTGTCGCAAGCGGCGCCGCCGCCAACGGCGCGACCGTCGAGGCGGTCACCAAGGGTGTCTTCGACCTCAAGGCCAAAGGCACCGACACCGGCAACCCGGGCGCGAAGGTCTACTGGGACAACACCGCCAAGGAGTGCACGGTCACCGCGACCGACAACAGCCTGATCGGCGTGCTGCTGGTGGCCAAGACCAACGGTCAGACGACGATGCGCGTGCGCCTGAACGGCGTGTCGGTATGACGCAACCCGGAAAGACTGCGTGATGTCGGCCCTGTTCTCCAGCGCGGTGCGGCGTGCCAACGCCGCGGTGCTCGAGCACCTGGCCGACACCGAGGTGGTCCTGGACGGCCTGGTGAGCGCGCGCGGTGTGTGGCGCGAGCCGCACGAGCTGGCCCTGGGCATGGTCGACACCTCCGGGCCGAGCGTCATGGTCGCGGCCGATGCGCACCCGGAGATCCGGCGCGGCCTGATGGTCGAGCGCGCCGGGGTCGACTACCGGGTGATCGCCGCCGAGCCCGACGGGTTCGGGATGGTCAGCCTGCGGCTGGAGCGGGCATGACCAGCAAGGCCGAGCGGATCTCCGCCGCAGTCGCCGCGGCGCTGTCTTCGCCCCCCATGGCCAGCGTGCCGCCGTCGCGGATCTTCCGCGACCTGTACGGGGCCATCGACGCCGGCACGCTGCCGGCCATCGCGGTGGAGACCGGCGACGAAGAGTCCGGCGATCGGGTGACCACGGGCTTCGTCGAGCGCGCGCTCGATGTGCGCGTGGCGGTCGTCTCGGCTGGCGATTACGTCACCGGCGACCCCGTCATGGTGGAGGCCTACGCTCGGATCGCGGCCAACCCGACGCTGTCGGGGCTGGCTTACGACTTCCAGGACGCTGGCACGCAGCGCGAGCGCGCCGATGGCGAGCGGCGCATCTGCATGACCACCAAGACGCTGCGTTACCGCTACCGCACCACCGAGGCGAGCCTGGAATGAGCGCCACGAACGACACCGCGCCGGATTGCCCGGCCATCTACGACCAGTACACCGGCATCGGTGGGGCCTACGTGATCGACCCGGCAACGGGCGAGCGTCGCCCCGCGACCGAGATCGACACGACGTCCGAAGGCCTCGCGGCCGAGGAGACTGAGCAATGACGCAGCTGATTTCCCGCAAGACGGTCATCCTCTCCAAGGTCGAGGGAACGTCGGCCTACGGCACGGACTCGACGCCCACGGGTGCGGCCAACGCCATGACCGTGCGCAACCTGTCGTTGTCGCCGCTGGTGGTCAATCGCGTGTCGCGTGACATCGTGCGCCCGTTCCTGGGCAACTCGGAACAGCTCACTGCCAGCGAGTCTGTGCAGCTGAGCTTCGAGGTCGAGGTCGCCGGCGCGGGCGCCGCGGGCACCGTCCCGAAGTGGGGCCCGTTGATGCGGGCCTGCGGCATGAGCGAGACGGTGTCGGCGGGTGTGAGCGTTGTGTACCAGCCGGTGAGCGCGGCATTCGACTCGGTGAGCATCTACTACAACCTGGACGGCCGCCGTCACCGCCTGCTCGGCGCCCGCGGGACGGTTTCGCTGCAAATGGCGATCGACGAGATCCCGGTCTTCGCGTTCCAGTTCACCGGCCTGTACGCGGCGCCGACCGATTCCGCAGAGTCCGGCGTGTCGTATACCGGCTGGCAGGTGCCCTCGGTGGTGACCAGCAGCAACACCACGGCGCTGGCGATCCACGGATACACCGGCGCTCTGATGTCCGAGCTGACGATGGACCTGGCCAACGAGGTGCAGTTCCGCCCGGTGGTCGGTGCGTCCAACGCGGTGCTCATCACCAACCGGGCTCCGGCCGGCTCGATCACGCTCGACGCCGATCTGGTGGCGAGCTGGGATCCGTGGACCAAGATCGGCGCGGGCACGCTTGCGGCGCTGAGCATCACCCAGGGCACGGCGGCTGGTAACCGTGTGAAGGTCGACGCGCCCAAGGTCCAGCTCGGCAACCCGACGATGGGTGACCGACTGGGGATCGCCACCGAGCAGTTCCCGCTGACGCTGATGCCAAACACCGGCAACGACGAACTCGTGATCACGGTGAGCTGATGGGGATCAAGCTGCGCATTGCCAACGAAGTCGTCTTCCCGGTCGCCGGTGCGATCAAGGTCGGCGGCGAGGAGCAGCGGTTCGACTTCGAGCTCGTCGCCGAGCGTCTGCCAGCCTCGGAGCTTGCGCGCATCTTCCACCCGGACAGCCGGGCGATCGTGCCCGACACCGTGGTCCGCGTGGCGCGCGACTGGCGCGGCGTGTACGACGGCGAGATGCCGGTGCCGTTCTCCGAAGGTGCGCTGCGGTCGCTGCTGGAGGCCTATCCAGGCCTGGCGATGGCGGCACTGGTGTCCTACGGCGAAGCGGCTGGCGTGCGAGGGCGCGAAAAAAACTGATCGAGGCCGCGCGTCTTTGGGCGCGCGGCGAGCCGATCGAGATGGAGGAGGCCGAGCAGCCGTGCGCGATCGACGAGGACTTCCGCCGCGAGGCTCTGGCGATGGGCCTGGATCCGGACTCGTTGCAGCCCCCGCCGGACCCGACGCGGTGGCCGTTCATCCTGCTGCCGGAGAACGTCGAGTCGTTGGACTTCTTCACCGGGCTGTCGTCTCAATGGAGCCGGCAATTCACGCCTGGCGGTCGCCTCGTGTTCTTCGGGTTGGACTACGCAGGGGTCGAAGCGGCGCTGCGCCTGCACGGTGTGCCGAGGTCGAGACGCGCAGCGGTTTTTTCGGACGTTCGGACGATGGAGCGCGCGGCGCTGCCGGTGCTGAACCGCGACCGATGAGATTGCGCCCATGAGCAGCAACGTCAAGCTGGGCATCCAGCTCAAGCTGGACGGGTCAGGCCAGTTCGTCGGCGAGGTCACGTCGACCGCCGAGCATGTCGTCAAGCGCTNCGGCCAAGCAACCGCGCGCTCGCTGGACGACGCATCGGCCGCCACCGCGCGGCTTGGCGACAGGCCTTGGGCGCGTCGGGCCAGCTGGCCGCGGGCGCGTTCGCGGCGCTGCAGCTGGGCCAAGGGCTGGGCGACGTGCTACGCCTGGCGGACGCTTACGCGAGCCTCGAGGCCCGCCTGCCGGGTGGCCAGCGCCGGCTTCGGCAACGCGGCCCAGGCGCAAGAGGCGATCTTCCGCATCGCCAACGCGGCGCGGGTGGATGTCGCGTCGCTGGCCGAGACCTATGGCCAGCTGGCCCGCGGTGCCGGCGAGGCGGGCGTCACCCAGCAGCGTCTGGTCGGGATCACCGAAACGCTGGCTAAGGCCGTGGCGCTGTCCGGCGGCTCGGCCGAGTCCGCGCGCGCGGCGCTGACCCAGCTCTCGCAGGGCCTGGCCTCCGGGACGTTGCGCGGCGAAGAGCTCAACTCGGTGCTGGAGCAGACGCCAGTCGTCGCGCGCGCCATCGCCGATGGGCTGGGCCTGCCGATCGGAGCGCTGCGCGAGTACGCTGCCCAAGGCAAGCTCACGGCCGACCAGGTGCTGCAAGCGCTGGAGCGCTCGAAAGACCGGATCGAGCAGCAGTTCACCGAGCTGCCCCAGACCATCGGCGGCGCGCTCACGCAACTGCGCAACAACCTGCTGCAGACCGTCGGCGACATCGATAAGGCGTCGCAGTCGTCGTCGCTGGTGGCCGATGTCATCGGCGTGGCCGCCAGCAACACGAACCTGCTGGCAGCCGCTGGCGCCGCACTGGCCGCCGCTGGAATCGCCGGCACCTTGGCCGGGATCGCAACCAGTGCCCGCGCGGCCTCACTGGCCATCGCGCTGGCCGGCGCCGCCGCCAACCCGTTCGTGGGTATCCCGGTGCTGCTGGCGACCGCCGGTGCCGCCTGGTGGACCTACTCGAGCTCGGTGGAGGGTGCCGAGCAGCGCGCGACCAAGGCGGCCCAGGACGGCGCTACCGACCAGATCGCGGCGCTCAACGCGGTGCTGCAGAAACTGCGCGAGCGCAACGCCGCGGCTGCCGCCCCTGCCGCCGAATCGCTGCTGCCTGGGCAGCGCGAGATGCAGCAGGCCGGTGCCGCCTACGCGCAGCTCTTCGGCGAGTTCCAGCGCGCGCAGGAACGCGGTGATCCGCAGGCCGTAGTGGTCGAGTTTGGCAAGCGCGTCGGTCGCGCCTGGGCCGTCTACAGCCAGATCGTGTCCGAGGGGACGCGGGCAACCGGCGACGAGGTTGGCCGGCGCTTCGACGAGTTCTCCAAGCGCTACCGGTCGTCCTCGGACAAGGCCGCCGACGAGATCGCCGAGGCCAACCGGCTGTTCCGCGGCAAAGTCGACGACAAGGCGCTGGACGCTCTGATCGACCGGATGCGCAGCGGCAACAAGTCCGCGCCGGCGCCGCGCACGGCCGCCGCGCGACTGGATCCGCAAGAGGCTGCCGGCGCCGACCTGGCCCGCCGCCTGGCCGGCCAGATCGTGCAGCTCGAAGAGGAGGCCCGTGCGCGCACCGAAGGCACCGCGGCGGTCTTGCGCCAGCAGGCAGCCTATGCCGGCCTGACGGACACGCTCGGACCGTACATCGACCGGATCTCCGAGCTGCGCCAGGCCAACCAGCTGCAGAGCGACCAGGACGAGTTCATGCGCGGACTGGGCGATCGCGCGGGCAAGATTCAGGAGGAAACGCTCGCCCGCGAGCAGGGTGTTGGCGCGCTGCTTCGCCAGCGTGCCGCGCTGCTGGGCTTGTCCGACGCGTCCGAGGCCTATATCCAGCTTGTCGAGCAGTCGATCGAGGTCGAGCGCGAGCGCGCGGCGCTCGATGACCGCCGCCAGTTCATGGTCGGGCTGTCCGAGCAGGTCAGGGCGCTGGCGGACGAGCGCACCGAGCGCGAGCTTGGGATCGGTGCCGTGCTGCGCCAGCGGGCGGCGCTGCTGGGGTTGTCCGACGTCTCCGAGCAGTACATCCAGATCATCGAGCGCGGCGCCGACGAGGCGCGGATGAAGAAGACATGGGACGACATCTCGTCCGGTCTGACCGACAGCCTGTTCCGGGCCGCCGAGTCCGGGAAATCGATCTTCGTGGCGCTGCGCGACAGCATCAAGGGCATGTTCAACAACCTGGTGCTCAAGCCCTTCTTGGAGACCGGCTTCAAGGCCGGATTCGACTGGCTGTCGACCGCCGCCAAGGCGTTTCTGTTTGCGGCGGACGGCGCCGCCTTCGGACCCGGCGGGCAGATCACGGCGTTCGCCAACGGCGGGGTGGTGACGCGCCCGACCGCGTTCCGTTTCTCCGGTGGCACCGGCCTGATGGGCGAGGCTGGGCCCGAAGCGATCATGCCGCTGCGGCGCGGTCCGGACGGCAAGCTCGGCGTCATGGCCCAGGGTGGCGGTGGCGGCGTGGTCGTCAACCGAGTCGTTCACCTTCCGACGGCGCGACCTCGCGCTCGGAGGCCTACCAGATCGTGAAGGCGGCCGAGCAGCAGACGCTGGCCACCCTGCGCGACGCCAACCGCCGCGGCAACGACGCGATCCTGGGGCGCTGAGATGGCGACGCTGACCTACCCGAACATCACCCTGGCGGCCAACCGCCACTTCGCGCCGGACCAGTTCGAGGCCGAGCTGCGCCCCAACGTGCTGATGAGCACCTCGGTGCTCACCGGCGCCATCCAGACCGTCCAGGTGCCCGGCACGCGGTGGATCTTCCGCCTGACCTACGGGGTCGCCTCTGCAGCCGAGCAGGCCGAGCGCGAGGCGTTCTTCGCCGAGCTGGAAGGCATGGTGAACCGCGTGGCGCTGTACCACACGGCGCGCCCGACACCTCGAGGCACGCGCCAGGCCAACACGAACCTGAGCTCATCGGCGGCGGTCGGGGCGACCACCCTGGCCATGACGGCGACCACTGGTCAGACGCTGCTGCGCGGAGACATGGTCGGCGTTGGCGGGCAGCTCTTCCAGGTCGTGGCCGACGCGACGGCCGCGTCTTCCGTGCTGACCGTTTCCGTGCGGCCTGCCGTGCGCGTCGCGCTGTCCAGCGGCGCGGCGGTCACGCTGGTGCGCCCGACAGCCAACTTCATGCTGACGTCAGCCGGGGTGAGCGTGCCCTACGAAGGGGCGACCGGCGGCGGCTTCCTGGCCGAGTTCGCCCAGGTGCTCACATGAAGACCATCTCGTCGTCGCTGTCGACCCTGTTCTCGGGCGAACACGCCGCGGTGGTCGCGTTCGTCGAGATGCAGTTCGTCTCCGGCACGCATCGCTACTGCACCGCCGGCCAGACCGTGCGCTGGAACAACCAGGACTGGCTCGGTGTCGGTGCGATCGCCTCGATCGAGCCGATCAAGGAGACCGAGAGCGTGCAGGCCACCGGACTGAAAATGTCCCTGTCTGGCGTGCCGACCGGGCTGATCGCCATCGCGCTGGCCGAGGCCGTCCAGGGTCGCCCGGCCAAGACTGTGGGTGGCCGGCATCACGGAGGCGGGCGCGATCGTGGCAGACCCGGTGCTCGAGTTCGAGGGCCGGGTGGACACGCTTTTCATCGAAGACGGCCAGTCGACCTGCTCGATCGGCATCAACGTCGAGTCGCGCATGGCGGACTTCCAGCGGCCCAACACGCGCCGCTTCAACGCCGCCACGCACGAGGCCGACTACCCGGGCGACAAGTTCTTCAGCCACGTCGTGGCGATGGTCGAAGCTCAGATCGTCTGGCCCGCCAAGAGCTTCTTCTGATGCGACATCCGGACTGGCCTGAGCTACTGGCCGAATTCATCGAGGTGCGCCGCGATCGCGCGTTCGCCTGGGGGTCGCACGACTGCGTGCTGATGGCTGCCGACTGGATCGAGCAGGCGACCGGCGTGGACCCGATCGCCGACCTGCGCGGCCGCTGGACGGATGCGCTGCAGGCTGCGCGCACGATCGCCGAGGTCGGCGGGTTGAACGCAGCGGTCACGGCGCGACTCGGTCGCGCGCACGACTGCGTGCTGATGGCCGGGCGCGGCGACGTCGCGCTCATCGTGCACGCCGGTCGGCAGACCCTGGCGGTGGTGACGGACGCGGGCCTGGCGTGCCCGGGCGAAGCCGAGATGGCGGTGGTGCCGCTGAGCGCAGCGGAGGTGGCATGGCCGGTCTGATCGTCGCCCTGCTGCTGGCGCTGACGCCTGCGGCCGCGCATGCGGACCCGTTGAGCATCACGGTGTTCCTGGCGTCCAACGTGGGCGCCTGGGCTGCGAGCGCGTTCGTCTTCGTGTGGAACTATGCAACGTACATCATCGCCTTTGGCTCGATGTACGCGTCCTCGCAGTCCAAGAAGCGCAAGGCCGAGCGTGCCGCGCGCGATGCGTTGCGCGACCGCACGGTGATGGTCCGCTCGTCGGAGGCGCCGCAGAACGTGATCTACGGCCGCGCGCGCGTGTCCGGTCCGATCGCGTATGCGGTGACCTCCGGCCAGGACAAGGAGTTCCTGAACCTGGTGGTCGTGCTGGCTGGCCACGAGATCGACGCGATCGAGGAGGTGTGGCTCAACGACGAGCCGCTGGGCACGCTGGACGCCGACGGATGGGTGCAGGACGGCACGTATGCCAAGGCGCGCACGCAGACGGACACGCAGGCGTTCACGGTGCCGAGCAACCGCGTGTTGACCCTGTCGAAGACGCCGGCGTCGATCCAGTCCGTAGCCATCATCTCAGACGACGGTTCCTACTACTTTGAGACGCCGTACACCTCATCAGGCGCCACCGTCACGCTGACGGACACCAGCACGGTCGGCCAGCAGTGCCTCGTGACCTACACATACAACGACGCGTCCAACTCGTTCGTGCGCGTGAAGCGGTTCCTCGGCGTGGCGGCCGGCGCCCGCGACACCGACTTGGAAACCGCCAGCGGCGGCGCCTGGACGGCGGATCACCTGGGCAAGGGCGTCGCCCGCGTGCACCTGACGCTGAAGTACGACCAGGACGTGTTCCCGTCCGGGATCCCCAACGTGAGCGCGGTGGTGCGCGGCAAGAAGGTGCTCGATCCGCGCACCGACGTGACCGCGTGGTCGAGCAATCCCGCACTGTGCGTGCGCGACTACCTGACGTCCGGCGCCGGCTTCGGCGCTGGATCGGCAGAGATCGACGCGACTGCCGTGGCCACGGCCGCGAACATCTGCGACGAGCTGGTCAATTACGATGCCACCAACACGCACGCGCGCTACAGCTGCGACGGCGCTTTCACGCTGGATGCCAGCCGGCGCGAGATCCTTGAAGACCTGCTCGGCTCAATGGTGGGCACGGCCGTCTTCTCGGGTGGCAAGTGGGTGATCCGGGCCGGAGCCTACGTCACCCCGACGCTGGACCTGGATGACGGCGACCTGGCCGACGGCAGCGTCCAGGTGCAGGCGCGCACCGGCCGGCGCGAGCTCTTCAACGCGGTGCGCGGCCAGTTCGTTGACCCGACGCAGAAGTATGCGGTGGTCGACTTTCCGNCCTACGCGTCCAGCACGTTTGCCGCGCAGGACGGCGGCGAGACGGTGTACCAGGACGTGCAGCTGCCCTTCACCGCCGACACCTACCGGGCCCAGCGCATCGCCAAGCTCGTGCTGTTTCGCGCGCGGCAGGCGCTGATCATGGCTGCGACCTGGAAGCTGCCGGCCTATGCGCTGCAGCCCTCCGACACGGTGCGGCTGACGGTCGCCCGGTACGGCTGGACGAACAAGGTGTTCCGGGTGGTCGAGCGCGAGTACGTGCACCCGCACCAGGTCAAGCTCACACTGCAGGAGGAGTCGTCCGCGGTCTACGCGTGGAACTTCAGCGAGGCGGCGACGCCGGATCCTGCGCCCAACACCGACCTGCCAGACCCCAGGATCGTGCCCAGCATCTCTGGCCTGACGGTCACCAGTGGCGCAACAGTGTTTCGGCGTCTGGCCGACGGCAGCGTTAGGCCGCTTGCGCGGCTAAGCTGGAGCGCGCTGGCCGATGCCGGGGTGACGCAGGGCGGCTCGATCGAGGTGCGCTGGAAGCGGGCTCGCGATACCGTCTGGGCCTTGGCAGAGCTACCTGGGTGACGCGGTGGAATATGAGATCCCTACGTGCGCCGGGAGAAATCGTCAACATCGCGGTGCTGGCTCGCAATGGGGCTTTTGTCAAAGGCCCGGCAGCCTATGTCACGCACACGGTGAGCGCGGCCGCTCCGGTGACGTCGGCCAGTTCCATCGGAGGCAGCGGCGGCAACTTGCTGCGCAACGCCGGCATGCGTTACTCCGTTGTGCCATGGGCTCGATTCAACGGTTCGGCCGGGCAGACAAATTCGTACACGCCCGTCCCGCTCGAAGCAGGCGACGAGCACGCGCCGGCCCCGTACGGCGCCGCGAAGTATTTCGGCTCCGGGGTCAGCTTTTCGATAGGCGCCGGCTCGCCCACGTTGTACCAGAAAGAAGAGGGCTGGGTCGCGGTGTCGGGCTCTCAACGCTACGAAGTGCAGGTCCGAGCCAAGACCTTCGAGGCGCGGCTTGCGTTGCAAGTGCAGTGGTATGACGCCGTCGGTGACGAGCTAGGCTCGGCAGACACGGTGCAAGGCGGTCGCGCTAGCACGGAAAACCGTGCTGGAAGCACGTATTCCACCTCCAGTGCGCTGGACAGCTACGAGCGCCTGTGGGGATTCGTGACCGCCCCGACGGGCGCTGTAAAAGCCGGCATTGTGCTTGCCCTGGAGCGTCCGTCAAACGCCAGCGGCAATTCGATCTACGTGTTTGCGTTGCCGTTCTTTCAAGCGGCAGGATCTGGCCAGACGCAGCCATCCGCCTGGTCAGAGGGCGAGGGCCCTGTCACGACGGACCTGATGGCGGCGGGATCCGCGACGGAGGTCATCGAAGTCGCGCGCGATATCCCGCTCGCTCTTGCGGCGAACGCCACGCAATCTGTGCAGGCTATCTCGATCCCGAATCCATCCCCGGAGAATATGGATTGCATTTTGACCACGTCCGTAGACTACGATTTTGACGGCGAAGTCGCAGTAAATCCGCTTGATGTCCGCGGCTATCTTTACGATTACGCAGAGATCAATCCAGCCTGGATTCACCAAGGGCCGATCATCGCGGCCAGATCGCGGCAGAGCGGCACGTTCACATTCAGCCGTCGTGTCGCGTTGCGCGCCTTCGCGACTGAGCAGTTTGATGTTCGCTTGCAGCTGGTGGGCGGCACCAACTGGGGGAGTTGGGTCTACCGGGCGCGTGTTCGCGCGGAGGTGATCAAGCGATGAACCGCAGGGTGGCGGTCTACTTCTACCGATTGACCGACGGCGTGTTCTCTGGCCTGAGCTTCTCGGGCCCGGAGGCCAGCTTGGAGGCCAACACGCCGCCAGGCTGCGGGTCGATCGACATGGCCATGGTGACGGACTGGCCGTCGCAGCGCGTGGACCTTGCCACCGGCGACGTGGTCGACTGGCAGCCGCCGTCGCCGGCCGACACCGAATGGGAGGCCTGGGCTTGGGATCCGGACAGCCGCCGGTGGCGGGCGTCGCCAACTGCGGCCGCGCAGTGGCGCTCGGTGCGCCGTGATCGAGACCAGCGGCTCGCCCAGACCGACTGGGTGGTGCTGCGAGCGGTCGATCGCGGCGAAGCGGTGCCGGCGGACTGGCTCGAGTACCGCCAGGCCCTGCGCGACATCACCTTGCAGCCGGATCCGACGTCGATCGACTGGCCGCTGCCGCCGCCGGCATAGCCTGCCGCGCGCGGGAAATAGTCTCACCGGTTCCTAACCCGTGAGACGGGCGGCGCGGCATCCTCGCCGGCATGGCTATCACGCAAGCTGACCTGGATCGTCTCGACGCTGCGATCGCCGCGGCCGAGCTTGAGGTGGAGATCGACGGGCGCCGGGTTCGATACCGATCCGTGTCCGAGCTGATCGCCGCCCGTGCGCACCTGGCCGCCGTGGCCAGCAGCGCCGGAACGCCGCGCGCCCGCAGCGCCTACCGCTGGAACATGACCACGTCGAGGGGCGAATGAGTAGCGCACCCACGCCAACCCTGCTCGATCGCGTCATCAGCTGGGTGTCGCCCTCGGCCGGCCTGCGCCGGCACTTCGACCGGCTGCGCTTGACGCGCGCCTACGAGGCCGCCAGCCCCCGCGACCCCTGGAAGCCCAGGCGTGCCGGCGCCAGTGCCGACACCGACCACTTCGCCGACGCCTCGGCGCTGCGGGCGAAGTCGCGCGCGCTGCGCGCGAACGTTCCCTACATCCGGGCAGGCCTCGAGGCCAGGGCAGCCGCGGCGATCGGGACCGGCATCGTGCCCAAGTTCCGCGGCGCCAGCGGCCGCCGTCTTCAGGCATTGTGGAAGGCCTGGGCGCCCTACGCTGACGCCGACGGCCTGCGCGACGTCTACGGCCTGCAGGCGGCTGCGTTTCGCGCGATGGACGTCGACGGCGAGGTTCTGATCAGGATCCGCACGCGTCGCGCCGAGGATGGGCTGCCGGTGCCGATCCAGTTCCAGCTCTTGGAAATCGACTGGCTGGACACCACGCGACTGCGCGCCGAGCCCTCCGGCAACGAGACCCGCAACGGGATCGAGTACGACGCTCTCGGGCGCCGGGTGGCCTACTGGGTGTGGGACCAGCACCCGGGCGACGTGACCACCCAGCGCCGCGCCCGCACGCAAAGCCGGCGCATCGACGCGCGCCAGATCATCCACCTGTTCTCGCCGGAGCGGCCCAACCAGGGGCGCGGCTTCCCCGAGGCTTGCGCCGGTCATCACGCGGGTGCGTGACCTGCAGCTCTACGAGGACGCCGAGCTCGCCCGGAACGAACCNNGAGACCAGGCTCTCCGTGCTCGCGTCGGGCGACCTGTCGAACCTCGCCAACCCGATCACGCCGGACGTGGCGGCGGACCCGGCCGCCGCGCGGGCCACCGGCAACCTGGGCGAGCTGTCCAGCGGATCGATCATCGAGATGCCGCCCGGCGTCAACATGACCGTGGTCGAGCCCAAGCCGTCGACCGGTTACGCCGAGTACGTCAAGCACCAGCTGCACCTCATCTGCGCCGGTGGCGGCTTCACCTACGAGTCGGCTACCGGGGACATGCGCGAGGTCAACTTCAGCTCGGCGCGGGTGCGCATGCTGGACTTCCGCCGCGAGATCGAGCAGCTGCAGTGGCATGTGGTAGTTCCGATGCTCTGCCAGCGCATCGTGGACGCCTTCGCCGAGACCGCGCTGCTGGGCGGCGCGATCAACCGGCTCGCCTACACGGTCGAGCACAGCACACCGCGCTGGGAGTACGTCAACCCAGAGCAAGACGTGCGCGCGGAGCTTGCGGCGATCTCCGGCGGCTTGACCAGCATCTCCGAGGTGATCCGGCGCCGCGGCTACGACCCGGACGAGGTCTTCGCGGAGTGGTCGGCCGACATCAAGCGGGTCAACGACGCCGGGCTCACGGACATCATGCTGGCCATGATGAAGGCGCGCCCGGCCAGTGCGGGGGCGTCGGAATGAGCGCCGGGCGCCACAACATCGAGATCGAGCAGGGCGCGACCTGGTCGCTCCTGCTGCGCTATCGGGCGGAGCCAGACACTCCCATCGATCTGACGGGCGCCACCGCGCGAATGCAGGTGCGCACGACGTATGACGCCGATGTCGCGCTGATCAGCCTGACGACCGAAAACGGCCGGATCTCGATCGCCGGCGAAACTGGCGAGATCACGCTGGGTATCGATGCCGCGGACACCGAAGCGCTGCCGGCTGGGCTGTACGTGTACGACGTGGAAGTCGTGCGCGGCGAATCCGTGACGCGCCTGCTGGCCGGGCGCGCGAAGGTCTCCCCGGAAGTGACCCGATGAGCACAGTGATTGTTCGACAGATTGAAACCGACGTGCTTGAGGTCGTGGAGCGCGGCCCGCAAGGCCCGGTTGGTCCCACCGGTCCGGCCTCGACCGTCCCTGGCCCGCAGGGTGCGACTGGTCCGACCGGGGCGCAGGGCGAGCCGTCCACGGTTCCCGGCCCGACCGGTCCTGCCGGACCGCAGGGCAGCCAAGGCATCGCCGGACCCACCGGGCCGCAGGGCGACCAGG